ACTCCGAGCGAACGCCGAGAAAGTGCCAAAAAAGCGGGAGTCGCTTCAGGTAAAGCGAGAAGAAAAAAAGCGAACCTAAAAAAGGCTTTCGAGACAATCCTGCAAGCTGAAGTTGCAAGTCCAAACGTGAAGAAGCAACTCGAAGAGCTAGGCTTCGACTCGACCAATGAAATGGCCCTGGCTATGGTCATGATGCAGAAAGCTATGAAAGGGAATGTCCGAGCCTTTGAACAAATTAGCAAGTTGACTACGACAGATGTCAAGGACACCCTTGATAAGAAGGAACAAAAAGAACGTATCAAGCGTCTTGAATTGGATAATAAGAAACGAGAGCAAGAGCTTTCAGGTTCCAAGTCCGATACTGGGCTTATGGAGTCTCTACTTGAAGCCGTGAAGGGTGGTGACGAGGTTGAAGATTAAGTTTTCGAGAAAACAAGCCGACATCATCCGCAGACCATTCAACTATGAGCTTGAAGTAAACGAGGGAACGCCTCGAAGCGGTAAGACAACCGCTGGTCATTTCAGATATGCAAGGTATTTGATTGAGTCGCCAGACGAAAACCATTTGATTGCTGCATACAACCAAGAGCAAGCCTACCGCCTATTCATTGACGGTGACGGTACAGGTCTAATGCACATCTTCGACGGTAATTGCAAAATCAAACACGATGAGCACGGAGACCACCTCTTGATTGATACACCAACTGGCACTAAGCGTGTTTACTACAAAGGAGGCGGTAAAGCCAACAGTGTAGGTGCTATTACTGGTATGTCGCTAGGCTCAGTGGTCTTTTGTGAAATCAATTTGCTGAACATGGATTTTATTCAGGAAGCATTCAGACGGACGTGGGCAGCTAAACTCAGATACCATCTAGCCGACCTAAACCCTCCAGCGCCTCAACATCCAGTCATTAAGGATGTATTTGACGTTCAGAACACACGCTGGACCCATTGGACCATGGATGACAATCCGATTCTATCCGAAGAGCGCAAGCAGTCTATTATTCAATCGCTGAAGAAAAACCCTTATCTCTACAAGAGAGACGTGCTCGGTCAGAGGGTAATGCCTCAGGGCGTCATATACGGCTTATTTGACCTTGAAAAGAACATCAAGGATAGTTTGGTAGGCGAACCTATGGAAATGTATTTCAATGGCGATGGTGGGCAATCTGACGCTACCTCGATGTCATGTAACATTGTGACTAAGCACAGAGAGGATGGCAGGACCTTTTTCAAACTCAACCGTGTGGCTCATTACTATCATAGTGGAGCTGAGACTGGTCAAGTCAAAGCCATGTCTACCTATGCGGTCGAGCTTCGAGCATTCATTCAGTGGTGCGTTAGCAAGTATCAAATGCGCTATACCGATGTCTGGATTGACCCAGCGTGTAGATCCTTACGAGAGGAATTGCATAAGCTAGGCATTCAGACGAGAGGTGCTTTGAATAATGCTCACGATGTCAGCAGTAAAGCGAAAGGTATTGAAGTAGGAATCGAGCGTGGTCAAAACATTATCTCTTCAGGTCAGTTCTTGCTTATCAACCACTCTGAGGAAGAGTACGACCATTACTATTTCTTGAAAGAAATAGGGTTATATAGTCGAGATGATAACGGGCGACCGATTGACAAAGACAACCACGCAATGGACGAGTTCAGATATAGCGTCAATGTCTTTTACAAGAAATACGCTAATTTTTAACAGGAGCATAGCATAGAATGGGAATTATACAAACCATTAAAAATCTAATAAAAAGGAGTCAATACAGAATGACGACAGAAAGTCTGGCAAGTATCACAGACCATCCTAAAATCGCAGTAACAAGTGCAGAGTATCGACGGATTAACGAAAACCTAAGATATTATCAAAGCAACGCTGGAAAAGTCACTTACACGAACACAGACGGCATGACGAAGCAGAGAGAAATGACTGTTTTACCAATCGCTCGGACCGCTTCAAAGAAGATTGCTAGTCTGGTCTTTAATGAGCAGGCCTCGATTAAGTTAGACGATGAAGATGCAAACACATTCATTCAAGAAACATTGAAGAATGATCGCTTTAACAAGAATTTTGAGCGCTATCTGGAATCATGCCTTGCCCTTGGTGGGCTTGCTATGAGGCCTTATGTAGATAATGGGCGAGTGAGAGTGTCATTTGTACAAGCTCCAGTCTTTTTACCACTTCAATCTAACACGCAGGATATTTCAAGCGCTGCTATCGTGACTAAGACGATTAAGGCTTCAGGTCAGAAGAACATCTACTACACGTTGATTGAGTTCCACGAGTGGTCAAGCGACGGGAAGTACATCATCACTAACGAACTATACAGGTCTGAAAGCTCTGAACAAGTAGGTGGACGTGTTCCTCTAGCTGAAGTCTATGAGGATTTAGAAGAACAAGTTGAACTTGACGGTCTAACAAGACCGCTTTTTTCTTACCTAAAACCTCCTGGAATGAACAACAAGGACATCAATTCGCCTCTAGGTTTGTCTATCTTCGATAATGCCAAGAGCACGATTGATTTCATCAATACGACCTATGACGAGTTCAAGTGGGAAGTCAAGATGGGCCAACGCAGAGTGGCAGTCCCTGAGAACCTCACAGAGACTCGCATGGTTAACCACGACGGAGACGTCCAACTTGTCAAACGCTTTGACACAGAGCAGAACGTCTACTTACGCTTATCCACTAATGACATGGACGGAGGAAGCATCACAGACCTAACGACAGCAATTCGAGCAGATGATTACATCAAGACCATTAACGAAGGCTTGAGCCTATTTGAAATGCTTTTAGGTGTGTCAGCTGGAATGTTTACATTTGACGGTCAAAGCTTGAAGACTGCGACAGAGGTCGTTTCTGAAAACTCTGATACATATCAGATGAGAAACAGTATTGTTTCACTAGTTGAGCAATCTTTGAAAGAATTGATCGTCTCAATCTGCGAGCTTGGTAGTCTTTATGGATTGTACGACGGTCCAATTCCTCAAATGGAGAAGATTTCAATTAACCTTGACGACGGAGTCTTTACTGACAAGAACAATGAGCTCGACTATTGGACCAAGGCTTTGGCTAGTGGTATTGTCAGCAAGGCTCACGCTATCCAGAAGGCATTCAATATGTCAGAGGTCGATGCTAAGAATATGATTCAGGCGATCAACCAGGAAACAATGGACACGGCCAACAGTCAGAGAAGTCAACAAGACATTGATATTTACGGGGAGTGATTAAATGTCAAAGAAGAGACCACCTATCCAGTTCAATGACGAGCAACTGCTGCTTCAAGCGAGCAATGTCGCAGACATCTATCATCAGTTAGCCTTGGATTTGTTTGATAACGTGGTTGAACGTGTGACCGAACGTGGCACGGTTTATCTTGACAAACAACCGTACATCTGGCAACTTGAGAAGATGCAGCAGATGCACATTTTGAACGAGGAGAACCTAAAGATAATCTCTGAGCGTTCAGGCGTAGCTGAAGAACAACTGCGACACATTGTCGAAAACGAAGGATTGAAGCTCTACACTGACACGAAACAACAACTCATGGAAGATTTAGGGCGTGGATCATTAGGGGGTAATAATTACATTCAAGAGATTCTTGCTGATTATGCCAACCAAGCAGTCGACGAACTCCACAATCTAATCAACACAACACTTCCTAAAGCTGTCATCGGCGCTTATCAAGGAATTGTGGAGCAATCTGTCGCTCGAGTGGTTACAGGGCTTTCCACGGCTGATAAGGCTATCTCTGACACGGTCATGAAGTGGCAAGAGAAAGGTTTTCAAGGTTTTAAGGACAGCGCTGGGCGTAATTGGAAGATAGACAACTACGCACGGACGGTTATCAAGACGACAACCTATCGAACTTTTCGAGAAATGCGAACTAGACCAGCTGAAGAGTTGGGTATTGATACCTTTTACTTTTCAAAAAAGGCGTCAGCTCGTAAGTCGTGCGCTCCTTTGCAACATGAGATAGTAACGACTGGCCGGGCTAGGGTCGAACATGGCGAGAAGATTTTAGCTTTGTCAGATTATGGCTACGGCAGACCTGAAGGGTGCCTTGGTATTAACTGCGGTCACATGCTGACACCATTCATTCCAGGAGCCAATTACAAGCCAGATTTGGGCGAGGACGTGGCAGAGGTTACACCAGAGCAAGCGATGGATAATGCCAACGCAGAAGCCAAGCAGAGGGCGCTGGAACGGTCTATCAGAGCGAATAAGGAAAAGCTCCACGTCGCTGAGAAATTGGGCGATAAAGAGCTGATAGACAAGTATAAGAGTAAGATAGGCACTCAGAAAGCTGCCTTGAAAGATTACGTCGACAAGCACCCATTCCTGAAACGGGATGAGGAAAGAGAAAAATACTATGACGACCCTTATACCAAAGCGAAGAAAGAGATAAAAGTCAGAAAAGAACTTGAAAAGCTGGAGAAACACAGAGCAGAGCAAAAAGAAATGCGAAAACGTTTCACAAATGCTGTAGAAGATGGTATAATTAAGGCAGAAATTAATGAACAAAAACAAGCCGAGCACATCAAAGGTACTAACGAATGGTATAGGAGACTTGAAACTGAGTTAGCTAATGGCAATCAGATTGAACCAAGCTATTTGACAATATCAATGGATGAGGCTGCCGAGCTTATTAAACGTTACTCAGGCACAGGGAAATTCTTGTATAAAGAAAATCCTGACTATATTCCTAAAAAAGAAATCATAAAACATAATCGCAAGA